GCTTTCATACAAAAAAACGCCCAACGTCGCGTCGGGCAAAGGAGGGGAAGGAGCCAGCTTTCATTTTAACCCATACCTTATTTCTTTGAGAATCTCCTCTGCTTGCAGTCTCAAGTCTATTGCTTTCCTGTGTAGCTCTACAGACAGATTGACGATTGCTAAGGCTCGTTGCTCTAGCGCACTTGTTGACTGTGCCTGCTCGATGATGTCCTTTGCTGCGCTCATAGCTGCTACTTCGTGTAGATTCATGCGACCCTCAAATTAAACGGGTTGTTGAAAAAACTAATGTCCACGCCTTCCTCTTCCTGCTTAGGTTTCGATAAGACAGGCTTGAACTTCTTCTTCGGCCTGGACACCTTCTTGACCTCGTATTCGTCCTTTACCCATTCCCAAACACGTTCCTTGGTAAACGGGTCTATCCTAAACGATGTCTTGATACAACCTTTTTTTAGCAGAGCGTTTAGGGAATTCACAGTCGTCTGCTTGTCGATCTTTGTCTGTAGCCTCACCGACTTCAAGTCAGCAGGTGTCTTACGCTTTTTCAGGTAAGCAAGAATCTTCTTTTGCTCGTCAGTCATTGTCATCCCCGTATCTTAGTGACCACTCTCCGCTGCGAAGCATCAATTCAAGCCTCGCCATTGCGTTCCATGCAACGTGTGCAGCGTGTAGCAATTGTGTATCTCTGTCGTAACCATCTTCGTTTTCTGCAAGAATGTGCCTGTACATAGCGTTGGTGTAACGTTGTTCGCCTTGCTCTACACGCAGCCAACCCCCATAAGAATACTTTTTGGCCCCGTATTCACTGACAGCTATCACTGCATTCAAAGCCCTAAACATATCTTCAAACACTAGTGATGGCCTTTGTTTTTCTGCGTCTAGTTTTGCACCAGGCGCGTGTTGGTCTAAGCCTTTAGGGTCTCTTTCTTTCTGGTGCATGTTGTGATCGCCACTCATTTCTCACCCCTTGCTCGGATTGCTTGCGCGGCCACCTTTGTAATGTCTGACGCATATTCAGGATGTACAGCAAGCACATCACACACCTTCGCACACGCCTCACGCTCGTCTGCGGCTACAAGTGTGGCGAATTGCTCTAAATCCTTGTGCGTAAAAGCATAAAGCCCATACGCAGTTTTTGTCATCATCAGCAGGGTTTCCCACGGCTTGCGTATACCTTCTTGTATAGCAAGTTCATCCCATTGCTCACCCCTTGCTTCAACTTTTTCATAAGTCATTTCAAAGATGTCTGGCTTGCATGGGTAATGTTCGCCTTTAACGCCAGTAATGATCCAGTCGCCGGGGGTAACCAAGTGATCGCCTTCTAGTGTTTTTATGACCGGCACTTTATTAGATGTGACGCTTGGGCTAATCTTTGCTTGTGTGTAAGAGTCCTGCATAAATACCGCAGGGTGGTCACCCATCTTGAACCACTGCGTAGCCTCGACGACCACGGGTTTCTTTCTAAATTTCATTGCTCACCTCTGCTTAAAACCAAGGCGACGGATGCCGAGTTCTATGAGCATCGCCGCATCTTCCAAGCCGTTCTGACTACTGCTCATTGCAGTCTGCCACTCCCCTCCAACTCGTTTGCCAATCAGCCCGACCGAGATGAGTTCTCCGTTCTTGGCATTCTCTAGCCACTGCTCCAGTAGGGCAATGCAGTCGCCGTTATCCGGTGTAGTTGCCTTTAAGAAAGGTTTGATGTTTTCGGTCATTGCTCACCCCTTGCTCTGATGGCGGCGGAAAAATTCAGCAGCACCGTCGCAGTCCAGCTTTGCAAGCGATGGTCAGCATCCATTGAGCTGAGGTCTACGTTCAAGAGCAAATTCGCACACGCCTCACGCTCTGCTGCTACTGCGTCCTCTGCCTGCTCGATGGCGGTGCGGAGGGCGGTGGCTGCTCTCAGTTGAATATCCGGGTTGTCTGAATCCAACGCCTCCAGCGCCTGCTTCATTGCTGAGATGCTCATTTCTCACCCCTTGCTCGTATGGCTTCCGCGATCAGCTCCCCGTCTATTGACGGCCCCTCTTGAAAACAAATGGAGGCACACGCCTCCCGCTCGGCAGCGGCGACAAGGGCGGCGAAGCGTTCAAGAGTTTCGTCACCAAACACCCAAGCAGTAGAGTTCCAATCCTCACGCGGTGCTTGGTCACAGGCCTCCCGCGCCATGCGGATGATGTCGTCTCTATCCACCGTTCTTCTCCTTTAGCTTGGCTTCGATGGCGCAAGCAAAATTACCCCAGTGCTGATTTCCTGAATAGATCTCTTGTATTTCATAAGCCGTCAGCCCAACCCATTGCTTAGCTGGTTTGCTTGAAATACAAGTAACCGTATAAAGTTTGCCGCACTGACAACCCCAAGCTACAGGCCCGTCTGCTGGTGTCTTTGCATTTTTGTTCTCGATCATAATTTCCTCTCTACACAGTTCTTGGCGCATGGCTGCTTTGCGGAGTCTGCTGACATGGCCCTTGTTATAACCAGTCTTCCATGCAATTTCTGTAACCTTCAAAGACGGGTCTTTGACTAACTCTCTAACCGCATCAAACCGGTTTTCGCTCATGCCATATCCCCTTTGTAAAGATTCCAAGCATCCATCAAATTATCTCTAGCTATATCAACCTTTAGTCTCATCTGGTCTAGGTCGTGTAGCAAGATTCTTAGCTCGTTGGGATGCACCATCACATACGTTGTTTCGTCTGCTAGCTTGCGTAGCAGAGCGTAGGCTTTTTCTTTGTCGGTCATTGCTTACTCCTTGCTTTTATAGCTGCGGCAGCTTCTGCTTTAGTAACCCAAGCACCATTGCGATCTATTGCTTCAACAACTTGGGCGCACGCATTCCGCTCATGCTCGGCAACAAGGGCGGCAAAACGCTCCATCTGTTGCACAACTCCTTCATGAAGGTTTGTAAAAAAAAATTCTGCAATCTCAGCCTCCTTAGCCATGCGGATAATTTCTTCTCTATCCATCAAAATTCCCCTTCTAAGTTGCGAGGTCTAATTATTTGCTTGAGTTTTGCAACCTGCTCTAGTCCTTTAGTCTTATCTATCGTCATTTCCAAACGCTGATAAAACGGAGGAGGAGCCTGCCTGCACAAAGACCTGAATTGCAAGACATTCGGAGGCTTATCTGCTGGCAAACACTCCATCGCGTAAGACACGGCATGAGGGCTTGTAGAGAATCCAGATAGCTCGTGAGCCCAGTTTTCCATAACCTCTTGCATATTCATGTCTCGGTACTGGTCTAAGAAGGCCTTACCGTAAGTCATGGAAAGTTTCTTGAAGATCGCCTCAATAACCTGTATGTCCATGTCTTAGCCCTCCAGTAGATTGTTAGGCGTGATGTCCTTCTCTCGCCTGTTTCTGCCAAAGATAATGTCTAAAGACTGCTTGTAGTGGTCATCCTTCTTAAGATCGTCTGTAACCCAATCAGCCTTGAACCCTTGCCACCCCCTAGCGCAACATATCTGCAAAGCCTTCTCAAGCGTTAGGTTTGCTGCTCCTGCTTCTCGCCTAATCCCTTTTAGTGCGGTTTCTGTAAGCGGAGACTTCTTAGCCTTCCTGATAGCAAGAAAGTCATCCCATACAGATTCGCTAACGTCATCAGGACGAAGCGAGCTTGCCGAGCGTTGCTTTATATTTGGTTGTTGGTTATTGGTTATTGGTTGTTGGTTATTGGTTGGTTGCACGGTCGTTGAACGCTCGTTGAACGCTCGTTGAACGTCCGTTGAACGCTTGTTCAACGCTCGTTTAGCGGCTGATGCTTTTCCAGCCTTTGAAGCCGACTCAAGTTGCTGGTGATAGTGAGCTATCTCCCTGTCACAACGCTTGTGATGCCAACTTCCTTCCTCTAGCGTGAAGAACATGCTAAGAAGTCCAGATATGGCCTGCTCTTTGTCTCGGCCATTGACCTTCATTGAAAGTTCATGCAGTGAGTTTGGAAGCGGCTTTTCTGTGTCGTAGTAAAGCCAAAGTAACTTCATGTAGATGCCAACTTCTTCGTTGGTTAAGAACGAGGTGTCCTTAATGAAGTCACCGATGTGGTGTTGGTAGTAGTGCATTGTCACCTTTCATCAAAGGTTGTCATCACTGAGGAAGCAATTGGCAGGCAGGTGATGAGTCTGCTTTTCGGGAGCTACCCTAGCCAATGCGGTGAAACAAATAAGAGTCTAAATCAAATTTCAATAACCTTGCAAGTCCAGCCCTCTTTTAGCTTGCCCCACCCATGTACCTCTATCTTCCAGCCTGCTCGCAAGATAGCCGGTAAGTGCTCACTCTCTGCAATCTTCTTCACCCTGGCTGAGACGTTAGCTCTTGAGGTTGTCTGAACTAAAAGTGTCTCCTCGTCCTTGAGACAAAGTATGTCTCCTATCCCAAATAAGTCCTGCCTGATCCTGGCCCACGGGTTCCAGTGCTCGACGATCTGACACAAGTAACCGCGTTCACGAAGCGCAGCTAAAGACCTCTGAGTAGGACTTACCGACGAACGGCGTTTCTTTTTGGTATCAGCGGCAGAGATTGTCGTCACGATGACAGTCTTATGTGATTGATAAGCCTAAGATTACTCCATCGCAACAAGGAGCCAACATGAAAATCATACTCACACAAGAGCAGTTAGAAAAAATCATCAAGGAATATTTTTACGACGACTACAACATCAAGATCAACGAGATTGTATTTGCAGCTAACGTAGAACAGTTCTGCACGATCTACACAAAGGAAGCACCATGAGCGTTGACTACGATGCTTGGCTAGACAGAAAACTTTACGAATACGACAGAGAGAGGGAACAAAATGACCAACAGTTGGAACAACAGGAGTACGAACTTGACCAAGTACAAGCCGACGAGGAGTGACTGGATCTTATGCACAGCATTAGGGATTTGCTACGGAACACTGCTCTACCTGTTCATCAAATGAAGGAGCCAAACATGAAATTCAACGAACTCAGAAAAATCAACGTAACCGAGAAGGTCGAGAAGAAAAACGGCCTTTCTTACCTCTCATGGGCTTGGGCCGTGGATACATTGTTACAACACGATCCTACAGCTACATGGGAGTACAAGCCTCACCAAATGTGGGGCGACACGGTGATGGTGTTTTGTGAGGTAAAAGCATTCGGTGTCTCTCGCACCGCACAACTGCCTGTCATGGATCACCGTAACAAAGCAATCTCTGAGCCAGATGCTTTCCATGTCAATACAGCTATGCAAAGGTGTTTAGCTAAAGCTATCTCGCTCCACGGTATCGGGCTTTATATCTACGCTGGAGAGGATTACCCAAAAAAAGATAAGCCTTCCGTAGACGACCACATAAAAACGATCTTAGAGGCGAAAACAGTTGACGACTTGAAGGCAGCATTCACGAGTGCGTACAAGGTCTTTAAGAACGATCCTGAGTCCATCAAGCAAATAGACGCAGCCAAGGAACAACGCAAGAAAGAACTGACGGAGATTAAATGAGTCAGATTCTTTCTATTGCCAAGCAATCAGGGGTTCTCATCTCACACCGAGATGAGTTCCTGAAGTCGGTGGAAAGGTTTGGCCGGTTGATGCTTAACAAGTCTAAACCGCTAACGCCAACACAAACGGCTTACTTAACCGCGCTCGATGACTGGATGTCGCTCAACGATCTGGCAAACAAATTCGGTTGCACACCACAGAATGCCTTGAAGATGATTCGCGCCCTAGAAGCTCGTAAGTTGGTAACGAAAGAAAAACTCTACAGGCAAGCCTGGGCCTACTACTACAAAAGAAAATGAACCTGAACACATTTGAAGAAGGACTGCTGGACTCGATCCAGACAGAGCGTTGCAAGAAACTGCTTTGGTCTGTCATCCAGCTAGCAGTCGATGATGCTTGCAAAGCACCCTACAAAACGAGACCAACAGACG